GCAGAAATGAGTGATTCCGAAGAGGACATGGTAAAACGCCACTTCGGCAACACCAAATCTACTGGTAAATACTTTGAGGCACTAAAAGAACTGGGCCTCGACTAAACGAATTCGTCAGCTACCCGCAACGCGGCCCTGACACAACCGGAGCGGCTACCTACAAGCCAAAGTAGCCCCGCTAACCAGAGGTAATAAAATGGCAAAACAAGTACGTGGCGCAAGAGCCAACAAGCCGAACGACTCTTTCGGAACTATCAATAGCGAGACTCTCTACAAAGGCAACTATCGTGAGGACGTTTACAAAGACGACGACGATACCCCAGAGGTAGAAGCAAGTGAAGATACCGACCAACCTGAATCTACAAGCTTTGTAGAGACGACGCAAGAGAAACCGGATCACGACTACAAGAAGCGATACGATGACTTAAAGCGACACTACGATACAAAACTCGCAGAGTTTCAGGCGGAAAAGCAACAACTAGAAGCGGCAACAAAACAGGCAAACGTACCTATGCCGAAGACAGTTGAAGAGTTGGAAGAATTCAAAGCGCAATACCCTGATGTGTATGGTGTAGTAGAAACTGTAGCAGCGATGCAAGCCAGTGAACGCACCAACGAACTCCAGAAAGAACTGGAGGTCATCAAGGAGCGTGAGAAGGAAACGGTAGTACAGGCTGCTTACCGCGAACTAACAGCTAATCATCCTGACTTCGATACGATCAAATCGGACGACAAATTTTTAGCTTGGCTACAAGAGCAACCCGAATCTATTTCGGACGGTATCTACAAAAACAATACCGACGCTCGTTGGGCTTCACGAGTTCTTGATCTGTACAAAGCAGATGCAGGAATCTCAAAAAAGAAGACTAGCAAGGCGAAAACCGACGCTGCAACTTCAGTACGTGCTCCTAAAGCTAGGGACATCACATCTGAACAGAGCGGAGAGACTCGCATTTGGAAGGCTTCTGAAATCCGTAGTCTCAAGCCGTGGGAGTTTGAAAAGCTGGAAAGCGAACTCGACTCTGCACGTCAAGAGGGACGGATCGACCCTAACAACTAACCTAACCTCAAATAGGAAGGAAAGAACCAATGGCATTTGGTACTGCTGCAGGTTACGCAAACCTGCCTTCCGGTAACTTCGCACCGGAAATTTTCAGCCAAAAGGTTCTCAAGTTCTTCCGTCGTGCTTCGGTTGTAGAAGACATTACAAATACCGACTACGCGGGCGAAATTGAAAACTTTGGCGACACGGTTCGCATCATTAAAGAACCAACAGTCACTGTCAGTGCATACACACGGGGTTCCGTTGTAAACGCACAAGACTTGGCTGACGATCAAATCACGATGGTTGTCGATAATGCAAACGCTTTCGCGTTTAAGATCGACGACATCGAAGAGCGGCACTCGCACGTAAACTTCGAAGCACTTGCTACCTCATCTGGTGCATTTGCCCTGAAGCGTAAGTACGACGCCAATGTCCTGCAAGCCATGTCAGATGGTGCAGGCATTGCAGGTGCTGACGATGCTTCACTCTCTGGCGGGTTGACCACTACCAACTCTGCTCTGGGTACAGCATCCGCTCCAATCAACGTAGAAACCGACGATGCAGGCATCAACCTGATGCTGCTGATGGCACGTTCGCTTGACGATCAGTCTGTGCCGGAAGAGAATCGCTGGTTCGTAGCACCGCCGATCTTCTACGAGAAGATGTTCCAAGCCGGTAATAAGATGGCTGAAGTTCAGGTAACCGGCGATGGTACTTCACCACTGCGTAACGGTCTTGCTGTACCGGGCACCCTTGCTGGTTTCCGTTGCTACAAGTCCACCGCACTCAACTCGACAGCAGGTACCGATCAGGTAACTCTGTCTGGTGTGGCAACTGACGCCTCTGAGAATGTTATTCTTGCAGGTCACATGTCGTCCACCTCCACTGCTTCGCACATTGCTAAAACCGAAGTGGTTCGTTCAACTGAGTCGTTCTCTGACGTAATTCGTGGTCTGCACGTTTTTGGTCGCAAAGTATTGCGCCCAGAAGCTATGGTTCGCGGCGTCATTGACTTCGCGTAAGGGAGGGTTAAGTAAATGACTACTTACAATCATACCATTCCCGGTGGCGGCACTGTCGGACATCCCGGCAATGTTCCCCGGCCTTACATGGTTCAGTCTCGCATCTTCGATGCTGCTGACCAGAACCTGTCAGCTAACGATGTCGTTCAGATGATCGATGTTCCGGACAATACAATGGTTATTGGCGGATGTATCGACGTTCTTGAAGCAGGCGGTTCAGGCTTGACCTACGATGTGGGTCTCAGCACTGACATCGACGCTTTTGCTGACGGTGTTGACGGAAACGCTGACGCCATCTACCAGTTTAACCTCAAGGCTGCGGGCATCAATACTGTTATTGCTGCTGACGCCATTCAGGTTAAGGCGTTGGGTGCAGGCGTAACTGCAGGACGCTTCCGCGTTGTCGCTATCCTGTGTGATATCGGAACAGGTCCTAAGCAGACTGCTTCCGTAACTACGGGCACATAATAATCTTGG